ATGTCAGATAGGCAGCTTTACCACTTCACTAGCGAACGGGGCGCACAAGGCATCTCGGAAGATGGAGAGATCCGTCCAGCCCTGCATAACGTTATCGGGGAGCACCTGGTCTGGTTAACTTCCGAACCCTCCCCGAAGGCTTCTGTCCTTGGCCTGACCCGCCGTCGCCGCGGAAGCTTTACTGAGATCGACCGGATGGCCCACCGCTTTGTCGTGAACCCCCCATCCGCCGTCCACTGGCCAGCGGTTCGCGACGACTTCCCCGCCTATGCAGTGGAGATGCTGGAATCCGCCAAGGGATGCGATCCCGAATCTTGGTTTGTCTCGCGCACAGCGGTCCCCGTTTCGCAGCCCGCGGAGCTCGGACATGCCTGAAACTGACCGTCGAGTTTCCATCGTTCGCTATCGAGAAGCTCCGTGGTTCCCAGCTTCAGGGTGGTATTGGCAAGTCGAGGGTGGTGACAGTGGTGTAGCCAGGACGAAAGCCAAGGCGAGGACGCGGGTAGACCTTGAGCTTGCGCGTATCGGTCGCGGGCTCGAGATGTCAGACCCCCCGAGTAGCGTGCCGAATCATGGCTAGCGTCTCTCCCCGCACTCTCGCGTCTGGCGAGGTGCGTTGGCGCGTTCAGGTGCGCGTAGACGGTCAGATGAAACAGACGACGTTCCTTGAGAAGAAGGGCGCCGATCAGTTTGCGGCCATGATCGACCGGGTTGGTTGGCGTGCTGCTGAACAGGTTCGCCTCGATCGCGGCAATAGGAGTGCGGGAACACCGACGCTGCGCGAGTACACCCACCGCTACCTCTCCCCCGACAGCGGACTACTGACAGGCGTGGAGAAAGGCACACGCGAGGGATACGAGGCTGTTGCCGAGCGATCCTGGTTGCAGACGCTTGGAGACATCCCGATCGACCTCATCACGAAGCCGGACGTCGGGTCATGGCTCGCATGGCAGGAGAAGCAACCCGTCTGGCGTGATCGACACAAGCCTCCCACCGAACGGAAGCATGTTTCGTCAAAGACGATCAGGAACTACCACGCTCTCCTGTCGGCGGTCCTCAAGTCCGCCGTCGACGAGGGGTTCCGACCAGACAACCCCGCGTACAAGATGCGCATGACCCGCGGCGTGAAGCGCGAGAACGTGTTCCTCACGCCGACAGAGTTCTCCACGCTGCTCCACTTCATCCCCGAGCGCTATCGACGCATGGTGCTGTTCCTCGCCGGCACAGGGCTGAGGTGGGGCGAGATGAGCGCTCTGACATGGGCGGACGTGAATCTGCATGGCAACCCCCCAACGGTGCGCGTCACCCGAGCGTGGAAGAAGGCCAAGGGGGCACCGATCCTCAGCTACCCGAAGTCCTCGAAGTCCAGGCGGTCCGTCTCCCTGTTCCCGGATCTCGTGGCGATCATGGGCGAACCGGGCGCATCCGACGAATGGGTGTTCCCTGCACCTCAAGGCGGGCACATGTGGCACGGGGCGTTCTACACGCGCATCTGGCGGACGGCCGTACTCAAAGCGTCAGACGCCGAGACGTGCCGAGCTCTGGGACTCGAGCCTCTCCGCCGTGAGCCAACCGTCCACGACATGCGGCACACCCACGCATCCTGGTTGATCGCTCAGGGGATCCCCCTCCCCTACATTCAGGCGCGCATGGGGCACGAGTCGATCACGACCACGGTGGGTGTGTACGGACACCTGGTTGCGGACGCTCACGACCAGATGGCCAGCGCGATCGCGCTCACACTCTCCGGCGCACAATCACCCCTGGCGATCACTCAGAACAACGAAACGTAAAACCGACTTGACAAGTCTGTAATTACGGACACATAATGATGTCATGCACAGGATGAACGACTCGGGCCGGCGGGTAGTGATGATCGCCAGAAGATGCGTAGGGGTCAATGGTGACCCCGCCAACGGCAAAACGCGCAACACCAGCTGAACCGAGACAATGGCGTCTCCCGTATACGCAGAAGAAGCCCCCACCACAATGGCGGGGGCTTCTCTGGTTTCATGCCGCAGTCCTAAGCCTGCGGGCATGTTCTCGGTGTTCGGCGATCTCGCGAACTCGACGTGCTGTGACGGGATCGGCTTTGATTCCGTCGATGGTTCGTGCGGCGCGTGCGAGGAGAACGTAGTAGCGGATTTCGCTGATGCCGAGTTGGCGTCGGATGCACGCGGTCTTGTCGGGTGTGTGGTGTGGGTGTTGGGCTTCGAAGGTGAGGAGTTGGGCGGGTGTCATGTGTCCATGTTCCTCGGGGGCTGGGACATTCTCTGTGTTCCGTTTGGCGGCCCGCTGTGCACGTCGTCCTGTTGTTTCCGGTGTGCGGCGTACAACCGTTCGCAGGCGTGGGAGAGATTGTTTGACCATCCGATGACCTCTCCCCGCAACGTGACCTTGTAGCGGACGACACCTGACACGCGGCGGATCTCGATGCGGCCGAACGCTTCGATCTCGTGGGGTGCTTTCATGACCCACAGGCCGGGTTGTGGCTCGTCGGTCCAGAAGATCGGGTGCCACGAAGTCATGTCACCCATGATGCGGTGAACCAACGACAAAGAGCCCCCACGCGGCTTGCGGCCGAGTGGGGGCTTCTGTCAGTGCTGGTCGAGGTCGGGTTCGATGCGGATCAGGCACTGGCCTTTCGTCGGCGCCGTGCGCGTCTCTCCCGCCTGGGTGATCTCGAGTTCGAGGTAGTGTCTTCCCTCGGCCCACGTCCCGTCGAGGGTGTGTGTGACAACACCGTTCGCCGCGTCGGTCACCGTGTGGTCGAGCTCCTCGAATGCACCCTCGCGGGACAGGTGGCGCACGAGGAGTCGCACGGTCGCCCCGGTGATGTCGTGGTTCACGGTGAACGTCACCGGGAACTTGTCGCCCTGCTTCACCATGTGGCCTCCAATGTGAGTTCCGGCACGGTGGCCGTCAGGTTGAGCGCGTCGATCGACGCTTCCAAGGTCAGGCGTGCAGGCCACTCAACGGCCGGGGTATCGATGACACCCTGCCCGGTGAGGGTGAGTTCTCCGACGCCCGTTCGCGTGATCTCTGCCGACACCGACGCGGCGCCGTCGAGCTCCAAGACACCTGCCCCGGTTCGCTGCACATCAGCTGTCGTCGTGGCCGAGCCGGATAGGCCCAACTCCCCCGCGCCGTGCGTGTTGACCTCGAGACCAGCGACCGCCGTTCCGGTGACTGCGAGCTCGCCAGCGCCGGCACGGGTCACCGAGACAGTGCGGGAGGCTGAGCCGTCGATGCCTAGCGTTCCCACTCCTGTCCGCGTGATGGACAGAGTGCGGGTAGCCGTCCCGGAGAGTTGCAGTGTTCCCGTTCCGGTGAGTGTGGACGCGCCGACAGCGGCGATCCCTGTCACGTTGGCGCATTGCACCATCCGGGCACCGCGACTGATCGCCGTGTTGTAGTTCGCCTGCGATGCGGCGATGTGCCCGACGACCGGTTTCCCGTAGGCGAGGACCGCATCCCACGCGGACTGTGCGGCGTCGTAGTTCATGCCGAGGATCGACCAGTGGGACTGATCCGCCGCGAGTCCACCACTCGTCACGTCCGTGTCGTAGAAGTACCCCCACGTCTGGTACCCGCGGGCGGTGGCGGCGTCTGCGAGTCCCGTCGCGCCCGCGCCGACACCGTAGAACTTGACGACGATCTTCGTGTTGCCACCGTGCGCGTCGAGCAGGTTCAGGAACTCGGTGTTGTAGGCGCCGATCGCGTGCTTCGGGTCAACGATCACCACGTGCGTGCCAGTGAAGTCGTCCAGGAACTGATCGAGCCGATAGTACGGGCGGGGTGTTCCGGCCGCGTTCAATGAGTTCTGGTATGTCTGCACCTGAGCCCACGTCATCGTCGAGATGTCCGGGAGGCCCGTGGTCTGCGACGTGCGGTTCAGGGATGCGTCATGCACACCCACCCACACCCCGTCACTGGTGCGGTTCGCGGAGAACTCCAACGCCCCGTATCCAGCCAGCGCGGCCTGTTCGTAGGCGTACTTGCTCATCTCGGGCCAGTTGGTCGATCCGCCGCGGTGCGCCCAGGTTGCTCCCGGCGTGGCGAGCATCTGCGACACCGACGAGAAGCCCGGAGGGGTGACGGCAGGTGCGGTGCTCGGGATGGCGACCTGCACCGCCCACCCGTTCGAGTCCTGGGCCGACGAGTAGGTGACCGTCAAATCACCCGATGCACCCGCCGCCGACATCGGCTTCTGGTAGATGCCAATGGTCTCGAGGTAGTTGGGGATCTGCTCCACCCACCGCGCCCGCGTCCACCCTGCCGGTGACGTGCCAGTGATCTCATCAGAGGCGACCTGCGCGCTCGTCGCCTCCTGCGTGACCGCGACGACAACCGAGCTCGCCGGCGCCGAAAGTGACGGGGCGATGTTCTGACTGCGTGGCGAAGCGCCAACAGTGGATCGGGTACGTGAGGCACCGACCACACGATTCCCCCAGTCGCCAGTCCCCCACACCACACCGAACGTCATCGCGTTCGACACCGACGTGGTGAACGTGGCCGTGTTGCCGTCGCCGAGTTGCTTGACCCGCCCCCACATCTGGTTGCGGCGCGTGCCCGTCGTCTCGACAGCCTTCAGAACCTCCCACCCGGCAGGTGCGGTGAACGTCGCCGTGGACGATGCGGACATGAGCGACACGATCACCCATGCCCCCACCGGCACGTCAGCGATGTTGACCGCGGGACTCAGAGAGTCATTCACACGGGTGTACGCGGTTCCCAGCACTGCGGCATCAGCCATGACTACCTCCGATGCCCAGGAAGATCGATCAGCCGACCGAGGTGACGTTGACCGTGGGAACCACGTTCACCACTGTCTGACTGGGAAGCGGCCCGGTCGGGGACGAGAGCGCGAAGCCGCCAACGAACGTGCCGCCGGTAGCAGCCGTCCAAATGCCCCCGTGCGAGTAGTTGCCGCTGGCGACATCCACGGCCACGCTGGAGCCGGACACCACACCGTCGACCGCACCGCCAGCCCATGCGGTCTGCTTCCGCGCGTACGCGGGAGTGCCCCCGGTGGCCTCCGATGCGCCCGTTACGCCCGGGTCGGCCGTGTGGAGGCTGATCCAGTTGCCGCGTGCGGTGACAGCGAGAGCGGCCGCTTCCTTCGTGTCGTTCGTGAACGCCATGATCAACCTCGCTTCCGGTCGCGGCGGAGCGTGACCCGCTGCACGGCCATCTCGACGGAGGCCTCAGCTTCGGGCGCGTCCAGCACGGCCTGGCGCACCAGTGTCACGTCGGCGTAGTCCTTCGGGATCCCGTTCGACACGATCGACAGTGCAGACGCGGCACCAGCGAGGACCGCGGTGGCGACGGCGCCGGCCGCAGCAAGGCCGACGCCGAGCAGCGCGTCACCGGTGGTGGGAATCGTGATCGCAGCGATCGGGATCACCGATGCGAGCGACTGGGTAGCGGTGCGGATGAATCCTCGCTTGGCGGCGAGCTTGGTCGCAGCGGGAACGATGGCATCAGTCATGGGGTTACTCCTTCGATGAGTGGTGTTCTGCACGCGCCCGCATCTGCGGTGGTGGAGTCGGTGTAGGTGACGGTCCAGCGGCCGGTGGCGTCGTCGCAGTAGAGCGACTCGATGCCGCGGCCGTCGTTTCCGGAAGGGCCAGCGGCGCCCGCAGGCCCATCGGCCCCATAGGGCCTGGAGAGCCGACCGGGCCGGGCGGTCCTATCGGGCCAGGCACAGTCGAGTCGTTGCCTGCCGGGCCTTGCCCGCCGGCGTCGCCTTTCGGTGCGACGCATGTCCCGGCCTCGAAGCAGGCGCGGATGCCGTCGAGGATCTGCTGGCCGGTGGGTCCGGGGCCACGTTCTCCGCGCTGACCGTCCTGGCCGTTCTGCGGCACGATCGGGGTGACTTCGGCGGGCTCTTCGCCCTCGGGCTCCACTCCCTCGGCGAGCAGTTGCTCGTAGAGCGATTGTGCGTTGGCCTGCGACGCTGCGGTCTGGTCCTGTGAGGCGGCGAGCTGCTCCTGCGATTGCTGGTACGCGGCGGCCAGCCACACCACGCCCGCGAGAGTCGCGATCGAGAAGAGGCCGACAACCGCGACAGTCGCGACGCGCCAGATCCTTCCGTCGTTCATGGCATCCCCAATCTGAGGACCAGCGCGACGCCGAGCGAGACGATCCCTGACACGATCGCCATGACGATCGCGAACCATTGCCGCGCACGTTCCTTCCGCTGGTCTTCTTGTGCCGTCTCGAGATCCTTGATCCGGGCGTTCTGCCGGTCATCGGATTCCTTCTGTGCCTGCTGGTACGCCGCGAACAACGACTGCGACACCATGCCTGCCGTGACCTTGTCGACGGACGCGCGGAGATCGCGCATCGCGCGCATGAGTTCCCAGCCGGTCGGTTCCGGCTCGGTCATCAGCTGGCCAGGGCTGCTTCGACAGCCGCCTTCATCCGTGCCGCGATCTGCTCCAGACGCGGTGTCGGGATCGACTCCGCACCCTGTGCATGGATCAAGCTGTTCAGGTCGGTCGAGTTCATCGTGCACTCGTCGACGAGCTCACCGATCGTCGGCGGCAGGGTGATGAGAGGCTGGCCGTGCTTCTGCCGCTGACCGTTCACGAACGCGATGACCTCCCGCGTCCGGTTGTACTCGTCGACGGTCTCGAAGTTGTGGACGAGGCCACCTTCGGGGATCGCGACGATCAGGCCGTCGTTTCGGCGTGCGTAGATGACCATCTTTCCTCCGTGGGGTGCGGCCTTCTGGCCGGGGGTGGGTGTGGTGGTGCCGGCGGCGGATGCGCCGCGGTGTTTGTCGCGCTCGGGGAAGTACTCGAGGTGCCAGCGTTCGATGAGCTTCCCGTTGCGGTAGACGGTCCAGAACCAGCCGTGCTCGTTCCAGATCCGCATGTGCGCCGTGCTCGTATCGTCCGTGTCGAGGGCGTACCCGCGGCAGTGGATCGACGTCGCTGCGGGGTACGCGAGCGCCGCCCAGGGGCCACGACCGGCCAGGTACGCGACGTAGGCGCGGTAATTCTTGTCGGCCTGTTCCGGGGACCGCCACGCCTCGTTGATGTCCGCGGCACGCCCGAACGCGTACCGGAACGCCGCGTCCACTCGAGCGAGGGACGCGGCGGCCGGCGCGGCAAGGCGACCCCTGCCACCCCCGATGTCGACCGCATCCGCGAAAGCGAGAAGAGACATCAGATCGCCTCGATGCTGGAACTATCAGGGGTACCGATCTTGTTCAACGAGCCGCCCATGCGGTCACCGCCCTTCTGCGTTAACGACGAAACCCCCACCGCAAGGTGAGGGTTTCGATCGATCTTGGATGCGTGCAGCTATACGAGTTCCTTTTCGTCACGCAGCGCGATGTTGATTGCCCCGATGAGGAGGAACACTGCCCAGAAGTGGCCGGGGGCTTGAAGCAGTGGGTTGAGCGAGTTGGCAATCAGCATCGCCAAAGCACCGGAGGAAGCCACAGCGAGCACTGGACGCATCTCCGGGCTTCGACGCTGAGCCATCCACAGTGCTCGCACGACGAAGACAACAACAGCTGCCAGCAGCAGCACCCCGATGATGCCCGTCTGGAACAGGATGAGGTGGTACTGCATCTCGAACGACCACGGCCGATCATTGCTGCGGCTGTACCCCTCGATCGTCGCCCCGATGCCGTGACCCCAGATCGGGGAAGCCAGGAAGCCATCCCAGAGCTCATCCATCTGCTCAAGACGCAGCCGCTCATCGGCGCCCGCACCGCTCCCAGTGATCAACGCCACGCCGCCCTGCGCTGCCTTCTGGCCCACGGGAGACAGAATCCCAAGAACAACCGCAACTGCTGCAACGCAGGCCCCGATCACTGCCGTGAGCATGGCTTTCCGGGAAAGGAATAGAGGAACCGACCGATCGCGAGTCGCGAGATAGCAGATGAGCACAACGATCGGAGCGATCACAACACCTGCCAGCACGGCCCGCCGAGACGACACCACGGTCGACAACAGAGAACCGACTGCGGCCAGCAGGACGAGCCACCAGGGCGGAAGAAACGGCCGACCGCGGAAGAACAGTGCTGTGACCCACATGGGAGCAAGCGCGATGAACGAGCTCATTCCGTACATGCCCACAACTGCTCCGAACCACTGCCCGTGAACGGATACGTTCGCGAACTGGTAACCGATGGGCAACAGTCCAGACCCGGCAACACCGATCGTCACCGCTGAGAGCGCCACGGTCGCCGCGGCGACAGCCACCAGCACAAGACGCACCGTCCGTGCGTCCAACGCCACGGCCCAGACCCAGAACAGCACGGGTGCAGCGACCCAAGCGATCAACGAATGCGACCAGCCCTCGTTACCGAGTCCCACCACGGCACCGAACACGATGATGGCGAGAGACAAGGACGCGGGAACCCAGAGCTCACGAGACAGTCGGCGCGACTCTAGAAAAACGAGGGCAGCCGACGAGATACCGAGGAGACCCAGTACCCCGGTGAGCACAGCCGTGTGCCCGACAGGCAAGAGCACAAGATAGGTGACCGAACCGACGAGTACGACACGAGCAATCAGCTTTAGACGATCACGCACTCGACCACCATACTCAGGGCTGGATCGCCACCTGTTGCGCCGCACCGGTTGGGAAGAGCGCCATCAGGCGGGTCTTGCCCGCACCGTTGTCGTCGGCGTACAGGCGCACGTCACTGCTTGCCGGCGCAGTTGGCGTTGCAGCTTTCGCCATCTGCACGTACGCGCCACGAGAAACCTCGTAGACTCCCTCGTTGCCGAACATCGACAGGAAGTGTGCCGCGCCACGAGGTAGCGTCACCTTCGTGGCGGGGGCGAACGAATTCCCGATCGCCGTCAGCGAGTTGATAGCGAACGCCGTCGCTTCGACGATCTCCAATCCAACTGTTCCGCCAAGGACTGTGTTGCCGATCAGTGAGACGCGCTGGATTGCGATGCCGTTCACTTCGACGAGACGGATCCCGGCAGCGCCTGTCCCCGACACCGTGATGGTGTTGCCTGCGATGATCGTTCCGACGACAGCGGGCGGGGTCGTCGGCTGGTAGTACGGAGTCGGCAGCTTCGACTGGATGCGGATCCCGTTGAGGCACTCCGTGATGGTGTTGCCCGAGATGTTGTTCCCTGTCGATCCGACTGCAAATCGAATCGCAGCACCCGTCGCCGATCCCGTCACCCCGCTGATGTTGTTATCGGCGATCGTGTTGTGCGAGCAGCCGAAGTATCCCTTGATGCCATCGCCCTCAGCGCCAGATCGTGCGGTGCGAAGGGTGTTGCCGGTGATCGAGTTCCGCAGGCAGCCCCAGGCCATGTGGATGCCCGTGGAGTTGAAGTCGCGGATGTTGTTGTTGGAGATCGTGTTGTCACACGCGCGCGGGGACAACAGAATGCCACGGTGCCCAAAGTTCTCCAGAACGTTGTCGGTGACAACACACTGGGCGGCACCCACGAGTGCGACGCCGTGCGTGCCGCCCTTGACGCGATTCCCAGAGATCCGGTGACCGCGCGACAGGTTCGTCGGGTTCACAAAGGTGAGCGTGTTGTTCTGCCCGCCCGACTGGTCATCGACGGTGTTCGAGACGCAGGAGATGCCCACAGCAGACGTAACGGTTCCGTAGGGGTCATCGAGAGTGTGTGTGATCGTGTTGTTCAGGACGCGACAGTCATTGGTGTCCCAGTCAAGCCGAATCGCTGTCGCACTCGTCGTGGGGAACCCGAACGCGGTGATCCCCTCGACTCGGATACGGTCAGCGTCGCGGAGAACCACGGCGCCATAGATGAGACCGTTGACGTCGAAACTGCCACCAACGATGCTCGCGTCCTCGATGTGGCCCGTGCCAAGCCAGGCCGGCGACTCTACGAGGGCAGTCACGCCAGCAGCAGACCTCGCCTTGAGGGTTGCGCCAGATACATCGAGTGTGACGCCGGTCTTCAGCAGCACCTTCGTGATCGAGTAGACGCCTCCGAACGCGAACACGACCTTTCCGCGCACCGCCGCGGCGGCATCGATAGCCGCCTGGATCGCGGCCGTGTCGTTGGCGGTGCCGTCCCCGACAGCTCCGTAGCGCCGGACATTAAACACTGCCCCGAAGCGGTGATCGAGAGCAGTCTGAGTCTCGGAGGATCCCTCCGTTGAGACGTATGCCGCGATCGCATCGTCATTCTCGACGCCATTCACCCCCGGGATTCCCTGGAAGCCTCGGTCGCCCTTCGGCCCCTTCAGGTTCGCGATCGGAACAAGCTCAGCAGCCATTGGAGACCCCTAACTGACCCTCGAGAGGTCACCAGAAACAGAATCGAGAACGAGATCGCCAAGCGACGAGCCCGCCGGCGGTGTGATGACGTTGGCTTCAACCCAGACCTGGAGTGGATTGGGTAGAGGCCTGTACTTGTCCGAGAAGAGGCCTGGACCATCCACGTAGAGGCGGCCGGGCAATCGGTCCACGCTGATGAAGTTCCCTGCTTCGTCTAGCCATTGGATGACAACCTCGTACCAGATCTCCGGACTGATGATCGTCGTCAGCTCCAGGTCGACCGACCATGCACCGGTAGACACTTCCGGTGTCGTAGGGATCTTTCGAGACACGTAGATCACGGACGCCGCAGTGCGGACGCCTGGCCCCGAAGGATGGAACTCGATCACCGGATGAAGATTCCGGGAGGAGTTCGCCAGAGCAGATCGGCTGAGATCCGAGAGCACGCCAGTGATGAGGGCCATGGCCCCTCCAATCGTGAGGTTTCGCGCTCAGGTGAGGCGCCAGAACTTGCCAGCGGAATCGACGTGCACGGCACCTACGAAGCCACCAGGGACGGTCGATGCGGCCTTCGACGCCATCCCAGGAATACGGATCGTGTTCTCGAAGAAGTAGACCGTCTGGGAGCCCACCGAGAAGGTGAACGACGCCGCTCCGCCTACAATGTTGCCGTCGCCTAGCAGGATGCGTGGAGATGAGTAGCTGCTGTCGAGAACGACGTCGCCGCCCCCGCCCTGAACAACGATCTTTCCGCCGCCATTCACGGCGACGGTTCCCTTCTGCGTCGTGTTGCCGGTCTGCGTGACGTTCCCGGAAATCGTCCCCGCACCGTTCAGGTTCCACGGCCCGTTCTGAGTAAGTGTTCCAGTGGAGGTCACGTTGCCTGTGATCGAGACATCACCGGTGATCACACCATTTCCCTCGAGGCGCCACGGCCCGGTCACTTTGAAGTTCCCTGTGACAGTGGTCGTGCCATCGATCGAGAGCGTGCCAACGATCTGCACTGAGCCGCCCGAGTCCACGCGCAACGTTCCACCGATGATGCGGAGTCGTCCGTTCGTGATCGATGCGTTCTCGAGCGGTGCCCCGGATTCGAGGCGATCGATGCGACGGATGATCCGCTGCAACCATCCCCATGCGTCTGAGAGGTCACGAAGCACTCTGCACCTCCACGCTGATCTGGTTGCTGAAAGACCCGGAGCAAGCGATCACGCGCAGTGTGTGCGGTCCGTCTGGGAAGACGACGTGACCGGAGGACTCGAGTACCCATCCGCGGCCGACTGTGGCGAGACCGGCGGGAAACTCGTCGTCTGCGGTGAACGACCCGACCCTCCACTGCACGATCGGATTCCGTGCTGCGGCGAACCAAGCGTTCGTCGCACTCTGCAACTGCGCCCCAGTGAGGTCAGGAAAGGAGCGTTTCGCGTCGCGGATCGGGATGAGATAGGGACCGCTTCCAGACCAAGCGACAGGCTGGTCTTGGCCGCTGCCGGAGCCCAGCCCTTGGCCACCTGTGAGTTGGTCAGCTCCGTTCACCTTGTAGCCGATCCCCCCGAGAGGAGACTTCTCGGCCTGTAGGTGAAAGCTGCTTGAACCGGTGCTCACCTTCGCTGCCACGAGCGTCTCGTAGCGCAGTTGCCGGCCGGCCGTGAGGTACGGGCGGAACAGAATCTCGTAGCCCAGCTCTTCGATCTGAGTAAGCAGATCCTCGATCGTGAGCTTCTTCCAGTACTCCCAAGTGGTAGTGATCGTACCGGCGCCATCTGCGGGGAGATCGATCGGGTAGGACCACTCGGCGGACCACTGCATGAATCGGGAGAGGATCGCCCGGACGGCCCCGCTTGCCGAGCGGTTGGCGATCGCGAGTGTGCCGAGTTCGTAGCTGTTCACGCCGTACGTCATCCGCCACTTGGCTTCGCCGCGGAACTCCACGCCTTTGACGGTGAGTGTGTCGGTGTCTTCCTCATAGTCCCAGTCGTCGATCTTCCACGCGCCGATCACAGACGCGTCGCCCCACCGCAGTGAAAGCGTCCGACTGTTGGGGGTGAACAGCCGGTCGATGTCAGCGCGTGTGAGGCCGGTGTCGGAGTCGTTCACCTTGAACTCGAACGAACACGATCCCGTGCTGGTGAGGTTCATCGACCACGATGCGCTGTTAGCCGGCCATGTTCGCCCGATCTCGTTTCCGGTGATCGAGTCATGAGACCAGAGACTCCACATGGGCGCGCCTCCGATCAGATGAACGTGTCAAGAGCCTTCACTCGCCCGGGAACCGAAAGGGTGAAGAGGACTCCTCGACCGGGGGGCACCGTCCAAAGGTCGCCTCGTCCGACGCCGGGCATCTCCACGCCGTTGCGATATACCCGGCCGCGCCGCATATCCACGGTGTGCGTGCCTCCGGCCGTCGCTCCGGCGACGACGAACGTTTGCCCCGAGGATGTGACCGTGTAGCCAGCGGGCGCGGAGGGGATCTCGACAACCGGGAAAGCTGGAAAGTTGCCGTAGTGCGCCGCGCTGATAGACACGGCCGTACCGGTCTTCGGATACACGTTCTCGCCCCCGTATTTGCGGGGGTCGGCGAAGACGAACTGGAGTTGGTACTCCGCCTCCAGGAATCCGCCTGGGGAATCTTGAACCTCACCGGATACGCGGCGCCCGTCAGCCCACCGGGTCTCTCCACGAGACGTGACCTGGAACCTCATACGATCCCCGGTCGCGCCCAGGCCCGCGAGAGCGTCGGACAGGTGCTCGAGCCGGTCCTCCGACTCGGCGAGCACCCATCCGTCGATCGTGACCACCCGCGAGGGCAGATACACGGGTACGTCATGCTCTCCGTGCTCTACGGCGCGGGCGAGAGCTTCACGGCGCCCGGCCGGAAGCCCGCGCCACCCCTGCAGCCCATCGGGCTTCACCAGAATTGCCTCGCCCTGTGCAGACGGGAGCGGAGCACCAAACAGTTCGAGTCCGCCGACCTGGATCTCAAGCATTGGACCCCCTACGCTCGTGCGCGCTGCGCGATAGCCGCGAACTTCTGACCGGCGAGCTCAACTCCCACAGCGGGATCCTCATGCTCGAAGGTGTTGTACTGGTTCCACGTCTGTCCGCCGCCTCCGCCTAGCTGCGACAGCACGCCAGGCGACAGCGGGACGACAGCCTCGTCGTAACGGCCCTCTCCGACGACGGCGAGCGTTCCACCCTGACGACGGGAGACAACGCCGCCCTCCGCGAGGTGCGGAATCTTGCCGATGCTGAAGTCAATAGCTCCACCTGTCGCGTCTGCGACGAAGTTGCCGACCTCATTGAGGCCACCGAGGAACCCGTTAATCAGGTCGATGATGCCGTTGATGACACCCTTACCGATCGCGACAATGCCCTCGAAGATGCCACCGAAGATGTCCTGGATGCCCTGCCACGCCTTCTCCCAGTTCCCGGTGAACACACCGGTCAGGAAGTCGATTACGCCGCCGAGGATTGCCACGAGCGTGTCGACGACAGGGATCAGCACGGATGCGATCGCATCGACAACACCCTGGATGACCGGGATGAGCGCGGCGATCACCGCTTGCAAGATCGGGAAGATCGCTTCGATGAGCTGCATCAGCGGCGCGATCAGCGGGAGCACTGCCAGGAGCACCTGAGAGATGATCCCGGCAAGCTGCTCGATGATGGGCAGCAGGGGCGGAATGATCTGCGCGACGAGTTGAGCGAACACATCCGCGACCTGCACAAGCACGGGCATGATCGCTTGCAGCACCTGCCCGAGAGCCCCGCCGATGACGGAAGCCACCTGGCCGATCATGCTGACGATCTGCGGCAGGATCGGGCCGAGCACCTGGAACGCGAGCAGGACCGGTGAGAACTGCATGCCGAGCTCGGCGATCTGACCGATCAGTGGGCCAACCGTGTCGAAGATGGTGCGCAGCACTTCGCCGAACTGCATTGCGTTCTGCACCATGCTCAGCGGGAGGAACGAGTCCTCTTCCATCAGGTTGCCGGTGAAACCCACCGAGACAACCTTGATGATCTCGCCGATCGTCTCCCCGAACTGGGATGCCTTCTCCTCAAGCGGCGCCAGCCCCGCAGTGATGTTCTGCAGCATCGGAGCGATCTGGTCGAAGACACCACCGAGGAGACCAGCTCCGATGCGGCCGAGAGATGCCACGAGGTTGTCGAATGAGCCTTGGACGGTCCCGCCCATGGCGGCGGCGACTCCACCGCTGGCGGACTGTGCTGCCGCTTCGAACTCGGCGAACCCGATCTTGCCGGCGGATGCGAGGCTGAACACTTCGTCCGTGCTCACGCCGAGCTGTTCGGCGAGCTTCTGGTAGATCGGGATGCCTCGATCGGCGAGCTGCTGCAGCACATCGTTCTGCGCTTTGCCGGTGGACTGCACCTTCGCGAAAATCGAACCGATATCCGACAGGCCAGTCCCAGCAGCCGCAGCCGTGTTCGCGACCGTGGTCAGAACATCGGCCATCTCCTGGCCCGGCCCAAGCCCCGAAGCTGCGAGCTGCGCGGCGACCGTCGCCGCATCACCCAGACCGAACGCCGTGCCTCGCACCGAGGCGAGGGCATTGTCCATCAGGCCTGCGGTCTCATCCGATGTGAAGCCGAGACCTTCCATCTTCGCTGTCGCCTGATCGATGGCATTCAGACGCTGGAAGCCCTTGGTGAGCGCCGTGCCGAGCGTGACCGCGATAGCAGTGCCAGCCACCGCAGCGGCAGCAAGAGCGCCCCCCTTGACGCCCTTCATCAGTTTGCCGCCGAGGCTGGACCCTGACTTCTCGACCTCCGGCGCGATCGGTGCTCCGAGGGCTTCCGCGATATCCTTCTTGACGTTCGGGAACTTGGCTGTCAGCGCCACATAGGCGTTCGCGATCTCAACAGAAGCCATGCGCACCCCCGGAACGAGGAAAGCCGCCCCGAAGGACGGCTTTCGTGGATGGATCAGGCGGGATATCGATGCCTGCGGAGGAGCGCTTCTGCCTTGCGACGGACTTTCAGATCCTCCGCGCGCTGCTCATGCGCGAACGGCGGCGTCTTCGGGGGTTGCGGCTTCTTCCCCTTGCCCTTCCGGACATGGAAATCGACGACACGGACGGTGTAGTCCAGCATCTGGAGCGCACGCTGATCTTCCGAGATAGCGGCAGGCCCGCCAAACGATCGCCAGACAGGCGAGCCAGCCGGCAACCACGCCACGAGGTCGGCGGTCGTCAACGGCTCATCCAGCGCGTCATCCAGGTCCATGCCGTAGGACAGCATCATTGAGGCCCGCAACGCCCCCTCGTGATAGCGAAGGAGCACCGCGAGCGTCAGAAGTTTGGGCGGGCCTCCGACAGCAACTCGAACACGAACTCGGTCGTGTGACCGATGTTGTACTCGGCGCCGTGTTCGGCAGCGAGTCGTCCGTGCGCCTTCCGCGCGCCGTCGTACCCGAGCATGCGTCGAAGCATCCCCGGAACCCGCATCGCGGCCTCGGAGTTCATCTCCGCAGGAACGGGGACCCCCGACTCCTGCATGTCGTTCACCTCTTGCAGGAACCCGATGTCATCCATTGTGCGCGGGTCACCGAGGCCGGCGATCTGCACGGTGTACTTGTGCCCGCGGACGGTGACGTCAACGCTCTTCACGGCCGGAGCGGCCTTCGGCTTGTGATCCTGCGGCTTCTTCGGTGCAACCATGATTCGACTCCATTCGACTCAGAACACTTCGACTCTGGAAAGGAAAGGTGGGCGGGATGGAGTCGAGGCACCCCGCCCACCGGTCTGTCACTCCTCTTCGGCTTCGAGATCCGTCTCGAGGAAGAAGTAGTCGCCGATGATCTCGCCAAGGAACGGGAACGCCGCGATCTCCGTATTCCCGAAGATGCGCTCACCATCAGGAGCGATCTCGAAGCGCGGGATGATGAACCTGCCACGGATGGTCTCGTCGGACTGGTCGTAGAGGTCGATCACGGCCTGCATGGTGGTCACACGCTGGCCGGCGCCACGAGTCTCCTTGCGCACCCCGGTCGTGATCGTCGAGTCCTTCACGGTGTACCGAAGTCGGTTCGTGAGCTCCTTGGACTCGAGTGCGGCGAAACCGATGGTCGTCCCCGGCTCGTTCACACGAGTACGCACCACACCGTTGCCCTGGTGTCCGCGGATCTTCTCCACCGAACCGGTGGGCGTCTCCGTGATGCCGGCAGGGCTGATCCACCCGACTTCCTCGAAACCCACCGGGGCTTCCAGAGCGGTCGGCAGAGTCGCGCTCAGCGGCCCCAGCCAGATGCTGTCAAGGTCCGACCCATAGATCCGGGCCAGGTCACTGTTCACTCCCATGGGGAGCCTCCAATCGCCCGAATCTGGGCATAAGAAAAGCCCCGCCGGGCGGCAGGGCCAAGATCAGGTGGGGTTACGCCGCGCGAACAGTCAGCCGCACAGTGAACGAGTACCTGTCCTCGTTCGTGTCAGGGTCTGGATCGAAGTACACGCCGGACACGTCCTCGACTCGTCGCACCAACGGCATACCGCTGGACTCGTTCAGGAACGCGAACCGTGCGGCTCGAGCGTCATCGGATGCCGCAACGCTTGTCGCGGCCGTGCACGTCACCGTGATCTGTGGCTGGTCGACGATCCGGTTCAACGCCGACCCTCCTGTGCGTCGCGCCTGCACGAATCGCTTCGGGCGCGGGTTCGGCACCTTAGTTGAGACGGGAGATGTCATGCGAGCCCGGAGGAAAGCCCCAACCATGGCTTCCGCGTCCGGGAAGTCAATCCTTGCCATCATCGCGACCTCGTCCAGTTTTCAACCTGAGCTTGGGTTGCCCAGATGGTCTTGCCGTCGCGTTTCCTGGTGTAGCGAACAAGCGACGAGTCATTCGAGGCTGGAACTCTCGCTCCGATAGCTTTCGTGAGCACCTTGTTTGCGGCTTCCTCGATCCGACCTTCCTCGTTCGTCGCCTGCACATACCCGCGCGCGGTCCACTTATGACGTCGTTGAACGTATTCAAAGTTTCGACCCGCCCTGCCAGAGATCGCCCGCCCTTCCGCGTCAACGATGTCCTGCGCGCTATCGGACCCCATGATGCGGTTGATGCCACGGATGTTCAACTTCAATCCACTGACTGAGCCCATGATCACCCCTCCACTCGGCGCAGCGTCACGACATTGGCACGTCGGGACGAATCAGTCGGATGCACCCACTCGCGAGTGTCACCCTCAACCTCGTACTGATACCCTCGAGCGGTCACACGATCGCGTGACCCGAAAACCGCCTCCGCAGGAAGGTAGAGAGTCGGCTGAACGATCAACCGGTCACCACCTTCCCGGGGTTCCGAGCTCGAGCCCGGATCGAACGCGTACACGCCCACGGAAACGGCTTCTCCCCAGCCTTCGGCGGGATTCCCGTGAGCATCCACCGCTCCGGCGTCGAAAGCCTCATGCTCGACGAACTCACTGATGGGCCTCATGACGGAACCCACACATTCGGCACGCGAAGGCGAAAAGAGTGTGCGACAGCCAGGTCGTCCGGCGCGAGGCGTGTCGCGCCGCCCTGTGCCCACGTCGCGTACGTGTACTGGTCGGTGAACGGACCGGTTGTGGCCGAGTACTGGGTCACGCCTTCGGCAGCGTTCGGGTTGATGCTCAGCACCTGGCGTGTGACGTCCGCGATGGTGAGCCGGACGAGATCCGGAACATCCCCGCCGTGCGAGTAGTCCACGTTCACGAATTCGTGCGAGCGCCGGGGAACTGTAAGCCACCGCGGCGAAAGCTCGAATGGAATCCCGCGCCCGCGATCATCGGTGACCGTGTGAATCACGGTCACCGGCTTCTGTCGCAAGAACACGCGTCCGCCGTTGACCTTGATCCGCGACACGGAGCGGCCGGGCGTGAATTGCTGCCCGGAGGCGAGCCGGAACAACTCTGAAGCCTTGTCCAGAATCGCCCCGACTCGCGCTTCCTCTTCAGGGGTGAGGTCGCGACCAAACGCGGCCTCCACATCCTCTTGGGATGCGAGCTGCACTATTGCCATGACCTCACCCCTTCTCAGGTTGCTTAGACCTTGGTGACGGTCTTGGAACCGCCTCCGGTGATCGCCGCCGAGTTGGCCGTCACAATGACGGTCTTCTGGAAGGTGATCGTCTTGGTGGTCGTACCGGAGACGTTCGCGCCGGCCACGCCGTCGAGCTCGTTGACGGCGTCGCGGATCACCGGGTTGGTCGCGTCGAATGCGATCGGCTCGGTGGACTCGCCGTCAACGGACAGGGTGAACGTTCCGCCCGTGACGCTTCCGGTGTTCGCCAGCGTCCATGTGTCCGACTCGGCCGTGTTCGCGGCTCCGAAGTTGACCTTGACCGCGCGGATGAACTCCATCTGCACTTCGCCGCCCGACTGGACGACCAGACCGTCGTCACCGATCTGCGGGTCCGTGACCACGGATCCGCCGGTGAAGACGCCGAGGATCGACCGGTCGTGCAGCGTGTCGCTGTCGTAGTCGAAGAGCTGCCGGACGGAGAGTCCGCCTTCGATTGCGATGGCCGAGGACGTTGCGCCCTTCGGTGCGGCCGGGGCGACGTACGCGAGAGCCAGCGCCGAGTTGTGTACGAAGTACGACTCGTCGCCGTCCAGGGCGTTCGACTCCACGATGGTGAACCCGGCCAGGCGTCCGACGACACCTTCACGGACGGCCTCGGGGAGGCCGGCGGTGTCGACGTCGAGGAGCTTGTCGAACGACGCGATCTCTGCCGACACCTCGGAGCCGACGATCCAGTAACGGCCGTTCGCCGGGACGTTGGAGTCGTTGAGGAGCTTGCGCGCCTGGATCGCGATCTTTCGGGGATCGGCGCCGGGCGTGTAGTTCACCTCGTGCACGAAGGTCGCGGCACCGAGGGTGTCGGCGATCGTGTTCTCGAAGTCTTCGACGAGTGCGCGCACCTGCGGGACGGTGACGTCCTGCGAGTAGTTCTCGATGTCGAGCGTGAGCTCTTCGTCGGAGAGCTGCACCGGCACGATCGGGTAGCGGGAGAGCTTCACCTGGATGCGCGACTGCACGAGATCCTGGTAGACGATCGGGTTGCGGTCACGGAATCCCGCGTCCTGTGCGACCAGGATCGCCGGGCGCTTGACGTTCACGACGTCGCCCTTCGCTCCCTTGAAGTCCGCGATCCCGTACCGGTTCGAGAACAGGTTCGGGAGGACGATGGTCCGCTGGAGGATGCCGAGGGCGACGCCCGCGATCTTCTCCGCCTTCTCAAAGATGTGTGCCATTGGTAGCACCTTTCTGTGTATGAATGACCGCCACCAACGGACGTTGAGGCGGGAGAGCTAGAGGCGAACGTTGGCCGCGATGTCCTTCGCGTCGGCCTCTTCTTCTTCGATGTCGTCGCCGCGTTCGCCACCCGTTCCAGGCGTGGCGGCCTTCGGCTTCTCCGGGAGGAGTGCCAAGATCTCGTCGGCGTGCGCTTCGAGCTCTTCACGGGTCGAGCCGCGGAGGATCGAAGCGGAGATGGGCGTCTGACGCCCCTCGCTCTTCTCCTTCGCCACCTGATCTGCGAGTGAACGTGCCGCATCAGCCTTCTCGCGTTCCGCGATCTTCGCTTCTGCGGCTTCGGCGCGAGCCAGCGCCTTCTCGAGCTCTGTCTTCTGCGCGTCCTCGAGCTCCTGCGCCTTCTGCGCCTTCGCGCGGAGGTCAGCAAGCTCGTCAGCGGTGACGCCCTGATTCGCCTTGGCATTCGCCTTGGCGCGCTTCTCCCACGTCTGGGCGTACTTCTTCCACTCAGACTCGGGGGCGTCATCTGCCGGCCGCTGCTCAGCAAGTTCCTCATCGGTGATGTCTGGCATCTCTTCCTCTCCCGTTTCGGGGTATAGAAAAAGCCCCACCGTTCGGCAGGGCTCAGAACCGCTTTGTGCGGTCGTCTACTGCAGCGCCTCGATCTGCGCCTTGCTGGTGAACTTCTCGTCACGCCAGGCGAGAGTCGGACCGTACTCGCCATGCGTGCGCGTGACGATCAGGTCCGTGTAGTCGGAGATCGGAGCGTCTCGGACCGTCTTGCCCAGTCCAAGGTCGCGCGCTCCCCTATCGGTGGCACCGAGCTTCTGCTCGATGGTCGCGTGGGTCAGCTCGAGCAGGTCGCTATTGACGGTCTGCTGTTCCGGGTCAAACCCAGGCGGCAGGCGATCGACGGAGCAATCACAGCCAGGGTGAATTGGGCTCAGCTCGCTGGTGAGGTACCGCTGAGTGGATGCGATGACGCACAGCGCGCAGTTCTCATTCCCGGTCAGCACACGGACGAAGGCAGTGATGCCGGCGGACTCAAGCGAGCGTTGCGCCTGCCTGACCTTCGCCATCTGCATGTCGGTGGAGATCAGAGACGCAAGCCGCGCCGCCCCCTCTTCAACCGCGAGTGCCATCGGCTTGTCGTCGGCCAGCGCTGAATACACCGTCGTGGCGGGGCGCCGATAGACCTCTTCGGCCGCGACACCGCGGCCCCCAGTGATGTACCGGACGTCGATCCCCGCCCGCGCACCGACAGCCTGGAAGTAGGCCTCGGTGAGGTTCGCGATCTGGATCTGTCCGGCCTGAACGTGCGGGACGACGAGAGCCACGAGACGGTCGATGTCCGAGTCCCGATAGGAACCCAGGTTCGACCAGAGCCGATTCGATGCCACCAGCAGGCGGTTCCTGACCTGCTCAACCGCCTGCTGATAGCTACGCTGCGTTACCATCGGCCGCTCCGAACAACGTCAGCTGCTCGAACGCGATATCGGTCTCGATCTCCCGAATCTGATCCGCCGACTGGCCCCAGATGTTGCGTGCGATCCAGCGTGTGGGCATTCCGGCAGTCTTGGCAAGGTTCGCCGCCTGCGCCCGTTCGCCGAACGACACGAACGCGGTCGGAGCGAACTCCACCTCGATCGTCTCCCCAGCGTCGACACTCTGGACCCGCATGGCATCAAGGATCGACCCCTCGAACGCGGGACGGAACAACTCGATGCGCTTCTCAGCCTTCGAGATCTCCGCTTCCTTCGCGTTCATCGCCCCCTCGGCCGACTGATTCTGAGAGTCGGAAAGGAAGTTCGACATCGGCGTACCAGTGACGCCGCAGTACTCACGCACGTCTGCTTCTTCGCCCCGGAGCATCGCCTGAATGCCTGCGGAGCCGTCAGAGAGCTCAGTGAGCTTCGCGCCTTCGGGGAGATCCCAGATCGCGCCGGGTGCGGGGTCGAACACCTTTCCGTAGTCGACAGGATCGTCCTCGTCGGGCTCGGGGAGACCTTCGACAACGCGCTGCTTGTACGCCTGCATGGCGACCGTGACGAGCCGCTGCAGCTTCCCGAGGTTGATGCGATCGATCACGTCGCGGTGAGGGGTGACCTCGCCGACGCCATGCGGGTTCTCGAGCACCTGGATCGGGACGCCGCCGTCGTACTCGACGACCTCGCCCGGATCCCACCCATCCGCGTTGAGGCGGCGGAACGAACCGTATTCGGTCTTGGCGCCGCGAGTGAAGCGCTGCTCCAGCCCAGGAACCCAGACGGTCGCGTAGTCGATGCCCTTGATCTTGTCGCGCCACGCCTTCACGCCGGCGATCGCTCGCCACGGCTGCAGAGGGTCGGCGATGGTGATCATCTGTTCAGGGCGCTCGCTGGTCGTCACAGCGCGTCCACCGACATCCTGCGTGAGCAGATATCCGTAGCCCGTCGTCAGAGCGTTCCAGGCGGCGTCCGCGAACACGATCCCCAGACGGTTGTCCCGGTAGTAACGTCGCGCTGCTTCAGCGGCGGCTCCAGTGTTGTCACCGACCCGCACTCCCAGCGGGATGATGCGGCCAGCGAGCGACTCGCAGGTGCGGCCACCGAAGTTCGTGCGCGACTTGCGCTGGAATGCAACCCACGACTCGCGGAGGTTCGCACCCATCTCGGGCAGCGGAGCGTCCCCGTCCACGTACCGCCGTGACAGCTTCACTTCCGGCAGACGCTCGCCAAGAGCCGCCAACAGAATCGGTAGATACTCCTCGGGTGTCACTTGATCACCTCCTACCTGATTCGACGGGCAGCCCGCTTCCGCGCACCGCTCACGCCCTTGCCCACAGCATCAAGCCCGGCGGCGAGAGCCATCATCGACCCCCATGTGAGGTCGATCTTCGAGAAGTCCTGGTCGTCGTCCGGCTTCTTCAACACATACCCAGCACGCCGCGGATCGCGTCGCGCATTGAGGAAGTGGCGAATCATGTCGGGGTGACCATCGAACGTGATTTCCCGATTGGAAATCGATTGGTACATCTGCTCGAATACCTCGCAGGTGCGTGTCACATTCTTCTGTGCCCACCGGATCGGCTCCGCCGTGGTCATTTTCGCCTTGAGTCGCTTGTGGTACGTGGCTTCCCACTGCTTGACCTCGCCGGCCCACCCATCGGAGGGGTCAGCGTAGAAGCCGACGACGTTGTAGTCCTTGAACGCCTGAGCGACTGCCTGCTCGATCTCGAGCTTGGATGGCTTCCACCCGTCGCCCTTCGGACCCTCAGGCTGCTCCCACAGGCCCACCTTGAACAGGTGCTTCTGCGTAACCGAGTACCCGACGAGGACAGTCGAGTCAGCGATGCCGCGTTTGCGACCGGAGGAACCGTCGAAGCCGAGCGTGACCGGCTCGCTCTTCGTGATCACCTTGTCGGCGATGACACCACGCAGCTCGGGGTCGGTGACGAATGCGTCACGAGCGGCGTCGACCTGGTTGAGGAAGTCTGCCCGCATCTGCGCCGGATCATTCGACGTGTCCAGGAAGTCGTCAGCGATGCGTTCAAGATCGGACCACCCTGGTTCGCACGGCGGGTCGTGCAGGACGCACCCACGCGGATCCTTGGACGAGTCGCCGTAGGCGACGCGCAAGCCCTTGATCAGTGACTCGCGATCACCGATGTCCGTCGTGGGAGTGACGCGGTGATCGAAGTAGATCGACTGCACGTCCTCCAACGCCGGGTGCTTGCCCGACTTGATCTTGTCCCAGAACTCGAACGACGCCTCGGCCACTGACCGTTCACCGAGCGTGTATGCGTTCGGTGTCTCGATCGTGACCCCGCCAAGCTTCGTCGCGTTGTTGCGGAGCGTCTGCGCAAGCTTCACGCCACTGTTCGACCGCAGCCACGTCTCGGTCTGATCCATCGACGCCGCGACGGCCTTGAATCCCTTGATCGATAGAGGCGAGGCGGTGATGGGGGCGATGCGTCCACGCTCGAGCGCGACGAACGAGTCCATCGGGTCACAGTTGAACTCATCGGGAGCGCTGCCGTTGCGCAGCATCTCGAGCAGAGGCTCCCATGTGTTCTTCGTCTGCTCCTCCGTGACCGCAGCGATCGCCACATACGGAGTCCGTACAGACGACCACGGCTTGCCAACAGGCTGCCCGTCCGCATCCCAACCATCGGGAACGACGTCAAACAGCCCCTCGGCGATCATGATGCCGCCAACGAAGGGCGACTTGCCCCAACCTCGAGGACGCATCAGCACCGACCTGTGGATCACACGCTTCCCGGTGAACGGATCGAGGCGGTAGAGCTCGTTCAGATAGTCCTGCTGCTCGCGCGTCACAATGAACGGGTCTGACTGCTCATCGTCGCCAGCATCCGGCCGCCCAAGGTACTCTTCCATCTGCTCAGCGACCGTCCACCCGAGAGTGGGGAAGTCGTCTTCAGACAGCGGCACCCAAGGCACTACGCCTCCAACCGCTTCGTGGAACCGTAACGATCGCGCGCGGACGAAACCTTCACCGCGCCAAGGACCGCCTTCGACTCGCCCTCGATCGCGGCCGCCGAGAAGATCCGAAGCTTCGCCCGGTCCTCCGGCGTGAACCCGTACTTCGCCTCACGCAACCGCAGCTCGCCCGCCATCGAAAGGTTGCCCTTCCAGAACGCCGCATGGATCATCGCGGTGTCCAGCAGGTACGCCCAGTCCGTGTCGAAGAACTCGTTCACCAGCGGGTGATGCTGGAGCATGTCCCACCAGCCACGAGTCGCATCCGGCCAGTTGAACGGCACCATGTACGGCTCGCCATCCTTCGGCCGGATCTCCACCTCGAACTCCGGAAGATCCGGCTGAGTGACCGCACGCGCCGGCGTGATGTACCGGACAGGCGCAACATCAGCGTTCTTGCGCGCCCGCTTGCTCGGATTCTTCGGGGCAGGACCGTTGCCAGCCAT